CGTTGGGGTACTAACTTTAACGGTGAGTATTTTGCTATCGGCGTTGGTGGTGCTTTGGCTGGACGTGGTGCTGACCTATTCATCATTGATGATCCGCACTCTGAGCAAGAAGCTAAACAAAATCGTGCAGATGTGTTTGAGCCTGCGTGGGAGTGGTTTCAGTCGGGCCCGATCCAGCGATTGATGCCCGGCGGCGCGATCATTGTGGTGATGACTCGCTGGAGCAAGCTGGACTTGACCGGGCAGATCATCAACCACATGACTAAGAATGACGATGCTGATGAGTGGGAGGTGGTGGAGTTTCCGGCCATCTTAAATGAAGAACCTCTCTGGCCTGAGTTCTGGTCGATCGACGAGTTGCTTGCTAAGAAGGCTGGCATGGACCCCCGGTATTGGCAAGCCCAGTACATGCAGGAGCCCACGTCCGAGGAGGGGGCCCTTATAAAGAGGGAGTGGTGGAACGTCTGGGAGAAGGACGACCCGCCCAACTGCGAGTTCACGATCATGTCCTTGGACGCTGCCCAAGAGAACAACAACCGTGCCGACTACAACGCCCTGACGGTGTGGGGGATCTTCTTCAACGAGGAAACCAAGAACTTTAACATCATCCTGCTCAATGCGATCAAGCGCCGCATGGAGTACCCGGAGCTTAAGAAGCTGGTATTAGAAGAGTATAAGGAGTGGAGCCCTGACAGTTTCATCGTGGAGAAGAAGTCCAACGGTGCAGTATTGTATCAGGAGATGCGGCGTATGGGTGTCCCGCTGAGTGAGTTCACACCGGGCAAGGGACAAGACAAGATCTCGCGTGTAAATTCTGTGTCAGACTTATTTGCTTCAGGTATTGTCTGGGCACCGGACCGCAGGTGGGCTCGTGAGGTCATTGAAGAGTGTAATGATTTCCCTGCCGGTACCAACGATGACTTGGTAGACAGCACCTCTCTAGCCTTGATGCGGTTTCGGCAAGGCGGTTTCATCAAGTTGCCCAGTGACGAGCCCGATCCAGTTAAGTTCTTCAAGCCCCGCAACCGGGTACAGGAATACTACTGATGGCAGACAAAGAGCGAGATGTTTGGCAAACACCTAGAAACGCAGGCGTTGGCGTGTTTGCTGACGCGCTGGCTACCGGCAAGCGTGGGCTCAACTATATTGACCTGATCAAGCTCTTGTCTCCTCCTGTCCCGGCTTATGCCAATCAGGGCAACATTCAGTATGACCAGCCACGAGACGCTAAACTTGGGTTAGGTGATGTCTTACTGGGCAATGCTCCTGAAGAAGTTGACCGGTGGTCTTACGGTGATAGCCCGTTCTATGAACAACACTATGGGTTCAACCCAACCTTGCGCCCTGACCGTCGTGCGAACATTTTAGATACAGCCCTGCTACCTGTAGGCGAAGCTGTAGGAGCGGCGAAGCTCATGGGGCGTGGAGCGACCAAAGCGGCTGAGAAGGCTGGCATCACATCCTTACTCAAAGACTCTGCTCCCGCTATGGAGGCTACCGACGAAGGACGCCGCGCTGTTCTCAAGGGGCTCGCCGCTGTCCCCGCCGCCGCTGCCGCCGCGCACGTTGCGCCCAAGCTGTTTGAGAAGACTGCGGCCAAGGACGCGGAGAAGATCGCGGGAAAAACCGCTAAAGCTGCAACTCAAGTTAAATTAACCCCGCATGAATATCACGCGGCTCGGGCAGAGGCCGAACATCTGGCGGACATCCATGCTGCTTCAGTAGCAGATAATGTAAAGGATTATATAAATGTTAGTTCAGATAAATTAAATGAATTGCTTGCTGATAAATCTCGATTCCCCAATCATTATGTTAGTGAAGAGGAAGCATTAGATCTTCGCCTCCCCGTTAGCAAGAACGACTACGCTGCGCAGCAGTTGCTTCAGGCGAACGCAGAAGCTCTTTTTAAACAAGGTTATGCCCCTCAAAAAAATACATGGTGGCATGAAAAGTTTCCGCATGTTGAAACTGTTGAAGATATTGTAGAGAAAAAAGGTAAATATATAAACCCACTTAGCGGTAATACCGCAAAATTGAATTCTAACGGCGAATTAGTATGGAGTAATGGGCATGGGGACGAAAAGCGTTATGAACATTGGTTAAATGAATCCAAACATAAATTGGATGCGATAAAGAAACACGGTCCTCCCCCTGAAAAGTTAAAAAAGAGTATGGTAAGGGATACTGACCAGCCTGATATTGACTATGATGTACCTGAGTTTAAACGTGGCGGCTCCATTGAGAACACTACGCACAATAGGAAGATGATCTAATGGTAACCCAGAAGTTCATGGGTAAGAACCAGCTTCTTCAGCGCCTCACCGCACAGGTTGGAGGCAATGAACAGATGGCTCGGGAGATTTTGATCAAGCGTGGGCACATGACGCCAAGCGGTGCGCTCACAGCAGAAGGACGCAGACGTGACTCGATGACTGCTGAAGAGAGGGCCAAGGACCGCGCTGCCAAGCGCACGGGTGATCCGGCCAGCAGCTTCACGTATCACGCACGGACAAATACGGCTACTAGAAGGTAATCATGGCATCCAATACTGACAAGGGGCTGTATTCGGCTCCGCAGGGTCTTGAGTCTCTCGGCGCAGATGAGGAGCCGATTGAGGTTCATATCGTAGACTCTATGGGGATAGAGATTGCCGAACCGCTGGACGAGCCAGAGTTTGACGCAAACCTTGCCGAAGAGATGCCAGACGGCTTGCTCTACTCTATTGCTAGCGAGTTAGTCAGTGACTATGACGCAGATATCGCTGCGCGTAAAGATTGGCTAGACACTTACGTTAAAGGCTTGAAGCTTCTGGGCCTTAAGTACGAGGCCCGCTCGGAGCCGTGGCCCGGTGCCTCGGGCGTGTTCCATCCGCTGCTGATGGAGAGCGCGGTCAAGTTTCAGTCCGAGATGATCATGGAGACGTTCCCTGCCGCAGGTCCGGTACGGACCAAGATCATTGGCAAGGAGACCCCGGAGAAGAAGGACTCCGCTCAGCGTGTTGAAGCGGACATGAACTACACGCTAACTGAAAGCATGCCCGAGTACCGGCCTGAGCATGAGAAGACTCTGCTCACCGTGGCGCTAGCAGGCAATGCGTTTAAGAAGATCTACTTTAACCCCTCCGTCAATGTGCCGGAAGCACCGTTTATTCCGCCAGAAGATGTGATTGTCCCTTATGGTGCGCCAAGCATCGAGTCCGCCGATCGCATCACGCATCGTATGCGTAAGACCGAGAATGAGCTTCGCAAACTTCAGATTGCAGGCTTCTACCGCGATGTTGACTTGGGCGATCCGGTTCAGGTCATGGACGAGGTGGAGAAGCAAAAAGCCTCGGAACAGGGCTTCTCTGCCTCTGTAGACAACCGTTATCAGCTTCTTGAAATGCACGTCAACCTCGACCTTGAAGGGTACGAGGACACTGATGAGGAAGGCGAGCCTACAGGCATTGCACTGCCCTACGTTGTAACGATCGAGAAGGGCACCACAACGGTCCTCTCCATCCGGCGCAATTGGATGGAGGACGATCCGCTCAAGCTGCGTCGTCAACACTTTGTGCATTACGGCTACATCCCCGGTACAGGCTTTTACTACTTTGGTCTGATTCACCTCATTGGTGGACACACCCAGACAGCCACCTCGCTGCTGCGCCAGCTTATTGATGCCGGTACGCTCTCTAACCTGCCCGGTGGTCTCAAGGCCCGTGGCATGCGCGTCAAGGGCGACGATACTCCCATTGCACCGGGCGAGTTCCGTGACGTGGACCTGCCGTCAGGCTCTATCCGTGACAACATCCTGCCTCTGCCATACAAGGAGCCAAGTCAGGTCTTGATGTCGTTGATGGACAAGGTGGTGCAGGACGGTCGGCAGTTTGCAGCTACGGCTGATTTGAACGTGTCGGACATGTCCGCTCAGGCCCCGGTGGGCACGACGCTTGCGATCCTTGAGCGGGTGCTTAAGGTGATGTCGGCTGTTCAGGCTCGCATCCACTACACGATGAAGCAGGAGTTTAAGCTCCTTGCAGCGATCATCCGGGACAACACGCCCGAGAGCTACGACTACGAGCCGGACACTGGGTCAGCTTCGGCTAAGAAGTCTGACTACGACCATGTAGACGTGTTGCCGGTATCAGACCCTAACGCCAGCACGATGGCGCAGCGAGTCATTCAGTATCAGGCTGTTATGCAGATGGCTCAGTCTGCTCCGCAGATCTACGACTTGCCGTTCTTGCACCGGCAGATGATTGAGACGTTGGGCGTTAAAGGTGCGGCCAAGATCATCCCGCTTAAGGAGGACTTGAAGCCGGTTGATCCGATCTCCGAGAACATGGCGTTGATGAACGGCAAGCCCGTCAAGGCGTTCTTGTTTCAAGATCATCAGGCGCATATCGGCGTTCACATGGCTGCTATGCAAGACCCCAAGATTGCACAGGTCATAGGTCAGAATCCCATGGCTCAGTCCATCATGGCCGCTGCCAATGCGCACATCATGGAGCATTTGGCATTTGAGTACCGCAAGCAGATGGAAGACAAGTTGGGTGTAAGCCTGCCTGCTCCGCCCAATGCGGTGTTGGCTGATACGGGCGGTAACGAGGACGATGATGAGTCCAGCTACATGCCTGCACAGATGGAGGTTCAGATCTCCCAGATGGCTGCACTTGCTGCGCAGCAGTTGCTTCAGACGAATAAGGCTGAGGCTCAGCAGCAACAGATTCAGCAGCAGATGCAAGACCCGATTATTCAGATGCAGCAGCAAGAGCTTCAGATCAAGCAGCAGCAGTTGCAGCTTGAGGCACAGTTAAAGCAGGCCGAGCTTCAGATGAAGCAGCAGCAATTCCAGATGGACATGCAGCTTCAGCAGGCTGAGATTCAGCGCAAGACTAAGAAAGATATTTTGGAGGCAGCATCCAAGGCCGATGACCAACAACTGCGTAAGCAAGAGCTTGAAGGTCGCCAGCAACTCGACGGTGCGCGGCTGGGCGTACAGGTCAACCAAGCCAAGATGTCGCAGGATCAGAAGAACAAACAGTTAGGGATTGATGCACTCAAACATGCAGCAACCCTGACGCAGGAATCACGGCATAAAGCCGCAGATCGGGCTGATAAAGCCTCGCAACCGCCGCCGCCTAGCAAGGGGGCAACGAAGGAGTAATGGATGCAGCGACAAGAAGAGACAGCGTTTGATCATTTGATCAAGCAGTTTGACTCTCAGATTGCGCGAATCAAGGACTGCATGATTGAGCAGGACTTGCTGCACGATGAGTACGTGAGACTACGTGGATTAGTTCAAGGTCTAATCTACGGCAAAGATCTTATTATCGACCTTGCAAAACGTATGGAGAATGACGCCGATGAGTAGCATTTTGGTATTGGACACGCAGATTGAGGCTGAACGCCGGGCCAAACAGGTCCCGGAGCCTTGTGGGTATCACCTGCTGTGCATGGTGCCCAAGGTCGATGACACCTACGGCGATAGCGGACTGGTCAAGGCAGACGAGACCAAGCGTGTGGAAGAGCAGACCACGATGGTGCTGTATGTCGCCAAGGTGGGCAAAGAAGCCTACAGCGACAAAACTCGTTTCCCTAATGGCCCGTGGTGCAAAGAGGGCGATTTTGTCCTGACCCGTGCTTACGCTGGCACTCGTGTACTGATTCACGGCACTGAATGGCGACTCATTAACGACGACACCGTAGAGGCTGTCGTGCAAGACCCCCGTGGCATCCGCCGCGCATAAGGAGTAGATAATGGCTGAATACGAACTGCCGGATATTAAAATTAATGCGCCGGAAAGCGCAGATGATGTCAAGGTTGAGATTGTGGACGATACTCCCCCGGAGGACCGTAACCGCACCCCGTTGCCCAAAGAGGTAGTGGAGGATCTCGACAAGGATGACCTTGAAGAGTACTCGGACAAGGTGAAAAAGCGCCTGTCCCAGATGAAAAAGGCGTGGCATGACGAGCGCCGCGAAAAGGAGCGGGTCGATCGGGAGCGCGAAGAAGCCCTCCAGTTTGCCCAGCGAGCCTATACCGAGAACACGCAGCTTAAGCAGCGGTTAGGTCATGGCGAAAAGGTTTTTGCTGACCAGATGACCAAGGCGGCAAATGCTGAGCTTGTTACGGCTAAGGAGCGCCTGAAGCAGGCGTATGAGCAGGGGGATGCGGAGAAGATCACCGAGGCTCAGGAAGTCCTTACTGACGTAAAGATCAAGCTTAAAGAGATTTCTCGCTTCAAACCCTCTGGACAAGAGAGAAATACTGTTGTACAACAGCCTCCACAACAGGCTCGTGCGGCACCGCAACCTCAGTCTGACCCCAAAGCGGAAGCTTGGCGGGACAAGAATACGTGGTTCGGTGCTAATAAAGGAATGACCGCCTTTGCACTGGGACTGCATGAAGAATTGGTCGAAGCTGGTATAGATCCTCGCAGCGATACTTATTACCAGCGTGTTGATAACACGATGAGGAAGCGTTTCCCCGAAGAGTTTGGGGATGACTTTTCTCAAACGGAGGAACGGGAAAAACCCGCTCCCCGCAAGACGAGTACAGTTGTTGCGCCAGCTACGCGGTCTACCGCGCCACGTTCAATTCGTTTGTCTTCGTCGCAAGCTGCCATCGCCAAGCGCCTTGGCCTTACCCCTGAAGCTTACGCTCGTGAACTGATCAAACTGGAGAACAACAATGGCTGAGAATCGTCTTGCTCGTGAACTTGAAAATCGGGATGCTGCTAAGCGCAAAACAGCTTGGGCCCCGCCAACTACATTGCCTACCCCGGCTGATACGCACGAATGGGTGTACCGCTGGGTTCGGACTAGCATGATGGGGCAGGCTGACCCCACCAATACGTCTGCAAAATTTCGTGAGGGTTGGGAGCCGGTTCGCGCCGAGGACTACCCTGAACTGATGATCCACACCGATCCCAACTCCCGTTTTAAGGGCAATGTTGAGAACGGTGGTTTGCTGCTTTGCCGCGCCCATCCTGATCTGAAGCAGCAGCGTGATGCCTATTACGCCAAGCAGACTAACGATC